GACTAACCTTATAGACTCTGCTTATAATCCAGCATTTATAGCTGGATCAAACATTTTCATCACAGGCATAGATACACCATCTGGTAGACAGATTACGATATCATCACCCGGGGGAAGTGGAGGAGGAACCCCAGCTGGAAACACAACAGAAATTCAATATAATAACGCTGGAGCATTTGGATCAGACTCTTCATTTATACGAGCATCTGATGAGTTCTACGTTACTTCTGTTATGCAAACAGGCGATGAAATGGACATTGGACAAGGAGATTGGGAAAACGTTATTGGATTTCCAATTATAGGTTCAGGTCTTACTTACTTGAAGGGTGATTTGTTTTCAGGTTTAATTGTTGGAGACGGTAGTGAGGTAGGAGCTGGAGTAGGGCTCTTTTCTCTTACCGAAGACGATGTAACTGGAAATACAGCAGCCTTAGGTTCAAACACTGATTCAATCTATTTTAACTTAGACAGAGAAAACGAATCAGCAAGCATTATTCTTGATGAGTTTGCGTCCAGTGTGGAGTTTGGCAACGCTGACTACAAAGCAGAACTTATTTTAGAGAACGCTTCAGCTGGTTTGTTTCTTAAAGACGAGAATGGTGGAGAAGAGAGATCCATTACAGTTGTTGATTCTGGTATAAGAATAGGTTCAGCTCTAGGTTTTTACACTTTACCTGATGGTGACGGAACTGCCGGTCAAATTATTGAGACCGATGGAAACGGAAACCTAACTTGGGAAACTCCAAGCATACCAAGCATCATCCCTGCATACGATAATGATGCTGTAGCAGGCACTGCGGGTTTAGCTACTGGTGATATTTACCAGACTACAGGTGCAGCTGTAAATCCATTAAATGTAGCTGGTATAATGATGGTTAAGCAATAAGTCATTTGTTTTCGACTACACACGATTTCACTATAGTATTACTAGCATCTGATGAATAGTGTGGATAAATATGAAGAAAATGAAAACAAATCTGTTCATGTTCATATAATCTCTAAACGACAATATGGCAAATACAGACAATAAGTGTGCAGATCTAGAAGTTAGAGATTATTATACTGAAAATGGATATGATGAAAAATCTTCTTTAGGTGACTTATACGAACTCCAAGGTAAAACTCAGGATATGTATGCACAAAAACAAGGAAAGAAATCATTTGGCGAGTTCAACATCGGTGAAGTGATAGATTTTATGATGATGAATAACCACGCGCTAGTAGATGAGCTTCACGAGATGGTAGATGCGGTTGGTGGAATTGATGATGGTGCTGGTAATGCAGCATGGAAGCCTTGGAAGAGTGCTAATGCTGAAATTAGAGAAAAGAAACTTTCTGACTTATCTGATAATGATATGAAAGAACTTAAGATGGAGTTTATAGATGCAATGCACTTCATGTTTAATAATGGGTTAGCTTTAGGCATTACATCTCAGGAGATTTACAATTATTACCTAAGTAAGAATGAAGAAAATTGGAACAGAGCCCGCACCGGATATTAAGTTATCATAGTTTTTTAGATATAATTAATAACCCTCATAAAAATAAAGAATGCTATTAGATATTTCCCAACACGACAAGCAGATTTGGATTTCATATTACAATTTAGAAGGTAAGACAAGGTTTAAGACTTATGATGTTCTACCTGAAGAAATGTATAATTGGGAAGTATGCAGGGAAGGTGATAAGAAAGCTGACACTAAGATGAAAAATTGGGATGGTCGCCCAGTTAAGAAAGTGAAAGCCATGAGACTCAATAAGCACAGGATGATCCAATACATATCAGATATTGGGTTCTCTGATCGTGAATTGATTTTTGGTTATCATTTTCCACGAACATACTTTGTAGATATTGAAGTTGAAGTAAATGAGAATAATGATTTTACTGAGCCGTCCAAGGCAGCCACTCCAATCACCGCTATCTGTGTAGTAACACCCAACCGACAGTGCATAATATTAGCAACTAAACAACTTCCTAAAGGGGAGATTGCTAAAATTGAAAATCGTATCAACAATCACTTTAAAGATCTTGATGTCACATACCAATTTGAATTTAAGTGTTTCGATTCTGAATATGATATGTTATATACATTTTTGGATAAGTTCGTAAAGAACTTCCCAATGATGACAGGTTGGAACTTCATTAAATTTGACTGGGCATATATTCGAAACCGAGCACGGAAGATCAACATCGATCCAAGAATTGCTTCACCTATCAAGGAACTAGGACAGACTAACGATGAATTTCCACTTCATGTAGGAATTATGGATTACATGGACATCTATAAAAAATGGGATCACTCAGTTGACATCAAGGAAGACTTTAAACTTGACACTGTTGGCGAAGCAGTTTTAGGAATTAGGAAAGTTAAGTACGATGGCACTATTCAGGACATGTATGAAAAGGAATATCCTAAGTACATCTTCTATAATGGAGTAGATACTATTCTTGTTCAGTTAATTCATGAAAGAATTAAAACGATGGAGATTGCATTAACAATATCTCACTTAAGCCAAGTAACAGTATTCAAAGCAGGTTCTCCGGTTGCGGTAACAGAATCTTTAATCTGCCGAGCATTATTGGGTAAGGATTTAGTTATGGCAAAGGATCCAGCTAAAGTATCAATTAAGACTGGGAAGTATGCAGGCGCATTTGTAAAACACCCTATTCCAGGACTTCACTCTGCTGTTGCTTGCTTCGACTTTGCATCGCTATATCCTTCGATAATGAGACAGATGAATGTATCACCTGAAAGTTTTATTGCTAAAGTGGCACCTGAAGAAAAAGATACTGAACTTGGACCAGATAGAATTGTAGCAATTAACGGTGCTGTCTATAGCACGGACACTTCTATTTTGAAAGAAATTCTAACTGATTTGTATGGCCAGAGAAAGACTTATAAGAAGAAATCGTTTGAGCTTCAGACCCAAGCGTACGAGATGGAGAAAGCCATATCTAAGTCCTAGTAAGACATTTACTACAAACTTAAGCGGTATAAATATACTATAGATAATTTAACTCACGGAGACATTATCTAGCACAATCTTGCCACTTAAATGTAGCTATATGAAGAAATTCAAAGCATACATTTAAGTGGTTATTTTAACTTTACCAAAAAGAAAATAATATAAATGAAAATGAATGGAACGCGAATTTTATCTGACATTAAATTTTACAATGACTACTCGAAGTACAACGAGAAGTTAGAGCGAAAACAGACCTGGGATGAGAGGGTTGATAGTGTAATGGATATGCACCGTACAAATCCAAAGTTTAAAGAAGCTTTTAAGAACAAAGAATTTGTTAAGATGTTTGATAGTGCAGTTAGTGCATATCAAGAGAAATTAGTATTAGCGTCTCAAAGATCTTTGCAGTTTAGCGGAGCACCTATTATGAAGCATAACGCCAAGATGTACAATTGTACTGTATCATATTGTGATAGAACGGCAGTATTCCAGGAAGCTATGTATATGTTACTTTGTGGCTGTGGAGTTGGAATGTCATTCCTAAAACCGTATGTTGCTAAACTGCCTACAGTATCTAAAAGAACAAACGGTACTAAGACATATGTAATTCAAGATTCTATTGAAGGTTGGTCAGATGCAGTTGGAGTATTAATGTCTTCATATTTTGATGCTGACCGTACATTCCCAGAATATAAAAATAGCGTTGTTCACTTTGATTATAGTCTAATAAGACAAAGAGGATCTCTGATAGCTGGAGGATTTAAAGCACCAGGACATGAAGGACTTCAGCAGTCTTTAGAAAGAATAGAACGTCTATTAGAATCTTATATTACAGTAGCAAGCATTAAGATGACTCCTATTATTGCATACGATATTTTGATGCATTGTTCTGATGCTGTGCTCAGCGGCGGAGTTAGGCGTTCAGCCTCAATTGCCTTATTCAGTCATGACGATGCGGAAATGATGAATGCAAAGACTGGAAATTGGTTCATGTCTAATCCACAGCGGGCAAGATCAAATAACTCTGTTGTATTAGTAAAGGATGAGATTAGCAGAAGTGCATTTGATGAAATATTCAATTCGACTAAAGAGTTCGGTGAACCTGGATTTGTATTTTCAGAGTCTATTGAAGTTGTCTATAACCCATGTGTAGAAATAGGAATGGTCCCACGCACAATTGAAATGGTTAGCGGATGGCAAGTATGCAATTTAACAGAAATCAATGGTAGGAAGTGTGCTGATGCAGATGCATTCTTTAGAGCCTGTGCTGCTTCTGCCTTCATTGGAACACTTCAAGCATCGTATACTGATTTTAAATATCTGGCTCCAGAAAGTAAGGAGATATGTGACAATGAAGCTCTTATCGGTTGTTCGATTACAGGATTTATGAACAGCCCAAAGATTCTATTTGATCCAGAAATTCTACAGCGTGGTGCAACTATCATTAAAGAAGTTAATGCAATCGTAGCTGAGATGATCGGGATCAACCGAGCTGCAAGAACTACGTGCGTGAAACCTTCAGGAAATGCGAGCATTCTCCTAGAAACTACTTCGGGTATTCATGGTGAACATTCTCCTACGTATTTTAGGATTATGCAAATGAATAAAGATGAAGAAGTTTCTAAATATCTTATGTCTAAATATCCTGATCTTATTGAAGAATCTGTATGGTCTTCTCAGAATACTGACTACGCTCTGTTTATTCCAGTTAAAGCCGATAAAAAAACAATATTCAAATCTGAACTACTTGGCACAAAGCAATTAGAATACGTTAAGCTGGTTCAGCAGAACTGGGTTGAGCCTGGAACTAACATAGATCTTTGTATTATTCCTGAAGTTCGTCATAACGTATCTAATACTATTACTGTTGATGACTGGGAAGAAGTAAGAGAATATATCTGGAATAATAAGAAATGGTTCTCAGGAATTAGTCTTTTACCATTTGTAGGAGATAAAGTCTATAACCAAGCACCATTTACTGAAGTGCTTGATCCTAATGAAATCATTGAAAAATACGGTCAACCTTCTATGTTCGTATCTGGGATGATAGTTGACGCATTACACTTATTTGAGAACAACTTATGGAAGGCATGTGATTATTTAATGGATGCAGAACTTCCAATAGAAGGAACACGACAGTCAGTATTACTTAAGAAGGATTGGTTAAGTAAAGCCAAGAAATTCGGAAGACGTCATTTTAAAGGTGTAGATGAATTAGTCTTCTGTATGAAAGACGTTCACTTAGCACATAAGTGGATGAAGACAAGTAGATCTATTGCAAACTTGGACGTAACATCAATTTTAACTAAGATCAAGCCCAAATACGTTGAGGTGAACAAATTCTCTGCTGTTGCTTGTGCTGGTGGTTCATGTGAAATAGTAGCACTATAAGATTGAATATATACTTCAAATAGATTAACGTATGGAGCACATTTTAGAATTTAACGAGTTTATAACAGAACGATATGGTCGTAGTGGTCATTCTTCTATGTATAAAGATAATGCGAAAACAGAGTTTGGTACATCTATAATTAAATTTGTAGATTCTTACTTTCGTGGGACTAATGATAATTCAACAGTAAGTACAGTTAAAAGCTATATCTATGACATTATTGAAGCAGAAGTAAATGATGAACTTAACGTTGTAGATTTAGATGACTGGGATGATAAAGCATTCGATGATTTTCTAATAAGACTGATTAACGCAGTTGAAGATGGTGAACATATAGTAGCATCTAAAATTGAAGATTATCTAACAGACTTAAATGCACAAGACATAGAAGATAAAGTTGTTGACTTGGAGAGAGATCTTGAAGAAGCTGAGAGGGTACGAAAAGAAATGGATGCTGATATGGATATTGACGCTGGTTCAGTTATAGCTCAAGGTAAAGAATGGACTGATGCTGATGGTAATCGTTGGGGTGCTGAAATGAACAATGCAGATGAGAAGATCGACAGTCTTAAAGCAGAAATTGAAAAGGTAAAATCTCAAGGTCTAGATTCTAAAGTAATAAAGAACCTTGAGAAAGTTACAAAAAATGAAGTCAATTCTGTAATAAAATTAATCAATAAGATATGAAACACTTAAATAGTTTATGAACAAATTTATATTAGGTCCTTGTTCTGTAGAGAGCAGGGACCTTTTTTATTCTATAGCAGAATCGCTATATCCTAAGATGCAAGGAAAGTCTTGGTATCTTAAAGGCTCTTTTGATAAAGCTAATCGAACATCTATACATTCTGATCGTGGACCTGGACTTGCAGCGTCTATTGAAATATTCGATGAAGTTAAACGTAACTTCCCTGGAATACAACTATCAACTGATGTCCATGAAACATGGCAGATTAATAGATTAGCAGGTCAAGTTGATATGATCCAAATTCCAGCATTTTTATGTAGACAGACAGACCTCGTTGTAGAAGCAGCACGTTCTTTCAAGGTTATAAATATCAAGAAAGGACAATGGATGTCAGCAGAAGCAATGAAACATATCGTCAGTAAGGCTAAAGACGCTAATCCAGAATGCCACGTAATAATAACTGAAAGAGGAAGTCAATTTGGATTCGATAGAGTTATAGTTGATTTTAGAGGTGTTGAAGTAATGAAGAAATTCGCAGATGAAGTCATATTAGACTGTACACATTCGACTCAAATGTCAGGAGATAGTATGACTGGTGGTGATAGAGAGCTTGCTAAAAAATATACACAAGCAGCTGGAATATTTGGATACGACGGAGTATTTGTCGAAACACATCCTGAACCAGAAAAAGCTATATCTGACAAGGATAGTCAAATCGAACTATCTTGGGTTGAGGATTGGATAAATACTATATGAAAGCTAAAGAATCAGCTGGGTTAGCAATTGTCTTTGAAGGTAAAGTACTATTAGCTCACACTACTGGCCGAGGTTGGTGGGGAAGTTATGGTATTCCTAAGGGTGGAATAGATGAAGGAGAATCTAAATTAGATGCTGCTATCAGAGAAACGTATGAAGAGGTTGGTATTAAAGTACCAATACATATGATTGATAAGACTGAGCATACTTACACTCTAACAGGTAAAGGACAAAGAGTTAATAAGATAGTCTATTGGTACATTGTAAAAATAGAAAGTTTATCAGATCTTAAAATTAAGGATTTGAAGATACCTAAGAAGGACCTTCAAGTTGAAGAAGTTGATTGGGCTGGGTTTATTCCTTATTCAGAAGCTATGAAAAGAGTTATGAAAAGTCAAATTAACGTAATTAACAACCTTAGGGGTAGTGGCTTAATTGAAAGTTACAATTCTTTAGGTGATAAATATAACAGATCAGAACAAACTATGAAACACGTAAAACTATTTGAAGAATTCATTTTAGATGAAGAAAGTAATTTAAGCGGTAAAATTAAATTTTTATCACACAAGAAACATGGGGATACAGAAGCAGCAGAAGATTACATCGAGGAATTTATTAAAGTTTGCAAAAAAACATTAGGATAGCATATAAACCCATTTGATGAATTTATCAGTATAGTAGAAGTCAATGAAAAGAGTAAATCTTTAACTTCAGTTATCTCTGATGCTAACAAGCTTAAAGCTGAACTTCAAACTCTTAAGGGTCAATTGAAAGGTACGAGTGGTAAAGTTAAGAGTTCTATTGAAACTAGCATTCTTAATACTGAAGAGAAGCTTCGACGCGTAGCTAAATTGATTATGAATTTGAGGGCTGATGAATCTCTTAACGAAGCCAAAACCTTAATGGCATTGCAACGTTCATTAGATAAACTACAAAACGATTACGAAAAAGAACTGGATGATGAAGCTCTTGATGCTTTATCAGACTTTATAATAATTATAAACAATAAAATCAAAGAAAAGTAAAAATGGAAAAATTCGAAGAAATTAAAGCTCTTATTGCAAGCGTGGAAGAAGATGTAGACAAGTTCTACAAAAAGGGTAACAAGTCAGCAGCCGTACGGATTCGTAAAGGTATGCAAGATATTAAAACTCTAGCGCAAGAAGTAAGAGGACATGTCCAAGAGACAAAGAATAGTATGTAGGCTTAAATTTTAAACCTATTTTAGAAAGTTCATATAATAGTTGTAACAGACTAATATATGAACTTTTTAGTAACTATGTCCGGAGGGACAACCCAGGTAATAAATTCTACCCTAGCCGGTGTAATAGACGGAATACGAAAGTTCTATCCATCAGCAGAAATTTTTATCCCAAAGCCTGGCATAATCGGGTTACTTGAGGATAATATCTATAGAGTAAAATGGCATGGTGTTGACACTAAGTCACTTTCCAAATTGCCTGGCTCTTCAATAACTGGTACTACTAGGATTAAGATTTTAGACGATGATGAAATAGAAAGTCTTGAAGCTAAGCTAACGGAACTTAGAATAGGAACCTTCATTAACATTGGTGGGAGTGGTACTATAAAGCAATCGCTGCAACTATCTTCTAAATTTAAAGACATCGATTTCATTGCACTTCCAAAAACCATTGATAATGATTTAGGAGATAAAGAGTTCAAGCAACTTTCCTACACTCCAGGTTACTTGTCGGCAATCAGATACATCATATCACATACATTCAACTTAATTCGTGAAAACGAAGGAGCATGTTCAAGTGATAAAGTTTTAGTATCACAAGTATTCGGTAGAGATACTGGACATATTGGCGCTATTTCTACACTTGTTGGGAACGACAGAGTTCTAACATTATTTCCAGAACGACCAGTATCTTGGGCGAATGTAAAAGCTGCAATAGAAGCCAAAATCAAAAAACATGGTGGCTGTGTAGTTGTAGTACCTGAAGGCTATCAGTTTGATGAACATCCTGAAGATGGAGAAGATTTTCAAAAAGAATATGATTTAAGTGGTCAAGTAATGTGGGGAAGTTCATATAGTAGTATCGCTCAGATTATTTCAAATCGTCTTAACGATGATGGTATACAATCAAGAATTTCAAATACTACAATTGAGCAGAGACAATGTTTCTCTCTTATGGATAGCAATGACATTAAACGATCATATGGAGTTGGGTATACCGCAATTAGTCACAGAGTAAGAGGAAGACGAAACTTCTTTAACTCAATACAAATGAAAGAAGATGGTACTTACAAAACTGTTGCAATCGACTTGGCAGACATTAAAGATTTTAACAGAAAGCTTCCAACTGATTGGATAGCTAAAGATGGCTTTGGTGTAACTAAAGAATTCTTTGCATATATCAAGAGTTTAAATTTAGGTGACGTTGTTACCGGTAAATACTACATGGACCCACTTACAATAATTGAAAAGTATGAAGTACCAAAATAAAGTTAACGTATTATCATTCTTGTTTAATCGCCCAAAGCATACTGCGGAAACGCTAGGTGCATTGTTGGAGCAGAAAGAATTTATCAATGAAATCTTCTTTTATATAGATAAACCCACTAGAGAAGAAGATAAGAAATTACAAGATGAGGTTATCTCTATTCTCTTAAGTTTGATCCATAAACACGACCTTAAAAATTATCACATTATTCGTCGCGATGAAAATTATGGAATAGCAAAATCTATAACAACTGCTACTAATGAGTACAGCATAGCACACTCAATTCCGTTTGTAGTTATTGAAGACGATTGTAAACCACATTCGATGTTTATGTCATTTATGGCATATGTATTTGAAGAGTATAAAGAAGATGATAGTGTATACACAGTTTGTGGTTATCAATATGAAGAAGATGATGCTGACATAGCTAGAGTAGAATTATCACGAAGATTTAATCCGTGGGGCTGGGGTTCGTGGCCACATAAGTGGAACTTTGAATGGAGAGACCGAGATTTTACTGAAGAAGAAACTTCAACTTTACCAAATTCTGTTAAAAAATTCACAGAAGATAAGAGCTATATCAATGGCAAGATGGATATTTGGTCTACGACAGTAGTCATTAAGCAGTTTATAAATAAGCTAAATTCAGTAGTACCAACAAGATCATTGATTGAAAATATTGGCAACGATGGTACTGGTGTTCATTCAGATGCAACTGACGTTTTTGATATTAGTAGTAGAGAATTCAAATTTCTTGAATTAAACAATCCATATTTAAAGTGTATAAATAATAAGCGGGAACAAATTATAGAAGATTCTCTGGCTCATATTTTAGTTAAAGTCATGAATAAAAAATGATAGATCTTCATACGCACCTTTACCCAGAGGCAGATGACCGTTGTCTTAGAGGTCTTGATGAATTACTTAATTACCATTATGTCCTCGGTGAGTTTTATACAGCATCTGGGAAGCTAAAGAGTGATATACAGTTATTCAATCGGAAGTCAAAAAGTGAGAGATCAGAGGAGATCTGGGATACTTTACTAAAGGGTAAACTATGGAACCCAAAATATAATAGCGAACATGTAAATGGTATCTTAACGTGTGTTAATCAGTTTTCAGGTACTTGGCACTATGATTCATATGCCGATATTTTAGAAGGATATAAAGCTCCGACTATGAAAGAGGTTATGAAAATAATTGGATTAGAGAAAGTAGTTGCAACATACGAACCAAACGAAAAATATCTGTCTGACGATAATACCATTCCTTCTATAAGAATTGATAAATACTCAGATGTTACTCGTCCAGCTGATACAAATGCACTATATTATTCATTTTCATGTGAGAGTAAAGAACTTCATGTTTTTGATAGACTTAACGGTAATCTGTTTAATGATCTTACAGATAATAACATTCCGTTTTGGATAATGTTAGGAGTGAGGCGAGATGTAACCCCGTACATGGGACTTGGTGGAGATTCAATTGGCGAATGTAATATTCTCAAGTTAGTTGAATTTGCAAATAACCACCCCGAACTAAAAATACCTTTCTCTATATTAGATCCTTCAAAAATACATGAAGCTATAGTTGCGAGTCGAGTAACACCAAACTTATTTTTTGCTGGGCATTGGTGGTTTAATAATATACCATCAGCAATCAAACAGAATATGCAAACTGCAGTTGATTTAATAGGGTATGAAAACTTTATTCATTATTATTCAGATGCAAGAGTTGTCGATCAATTACTTTATAAGTGGAGACACTATAATCAAACCAAACTAAATTTAGGATATGAATTACATCTTTCCGATGGCCGGTTACGGCAAACGCTCTTCGGAGCTAGGTCTGTTTAAGCCCTTTATTAAAGTCGGAGAAAAAGAAATCTTCAAGCATTGTGTCGATGGTTTAGACATTAATGAAAACGATACTATCTTGTGTATAGTGTCAAAAGAAACAGCACCTAGTGATGCTACCGATGTTATAAGTCAATATTTTATGGATCTTGGAGTCAAGCTAGTAACTGTTGCTTTACTTGATAGTGTTCCTGATGGACCAGCATTAAGTGTAAGAGGTGGTATTATAAGAGCTAAAGAAATTGGACATCAATTCAACGATAGTCAGATTCATATTGTAAACATTGATCAAATTATTTCATATGCTAGTGTAGAATTATCTAAAGATGAATGTGCAATGCCATTATATTTTAATAATACTGGTGCTTCATGCTATGTAAATCTTTCAGATGATTTTAAACATATTATTGACATTAAAGAAAAAGATCTAATTTCTCCGTTTGCATCTGCTGGTGTTTATATATTTGAAAACGAAGATCTTTTGCTTAGATGTATTGACTGGGGTGAGCATAATCCTGAAGCATGGGTAACAGCACCTAAGTATAATAGTAAAGAATTATTCATTGGGCCATGTATGAACTATGCACTCCTAGAAGGAAATACTTGTCATCCAGTTTCAGTTATAAGTAAAATTGATCTTGGTAGTACACAAGCAATAAACAAAGTTAAAAAGACAATTCTATGAACATAGGTTACGGTAAGTTTGGAAAAAGTATAGCCTTCAACGAAAAGAGGTGGGGCTTGCACGGTGGAGACGCTGCACCAGCTATAATGATAGTTGCTTTAGCAAAAGCTAATCCTGATGTAACTTTCTATCTTTTAGGTAGAAGTGATTACAAAACGATAGAAACTAAACGAAGACTTGAATTATTTCCAAATCAGAATGTCATTAATGTTTGGGATAAAGTAAATAATTACAGCTTAACAGACTATAAGTTTGTTGCAGAGTGGCTAGTTAAAAATGAGGTTAAAATTGATGGTGCTATTTATATTAGTGGACCAACTGGCTCAATTTCTATTCCTGATAGCTTTGTACGCATTGATAAGAAAGGATCAGCAGAAGGGCTTATAGCTAAAACGATGGTGTTCAGTGAACGTTATGCTGGTCCAATGATTTACGCAACTAATGAAAATGACTTTCCGTTCATTACGTTATGTGAGGACCCAAGATACTATCCTCTTTTAACTCGTGATATGTTCAGAAGACCAACTTTCACTCTTGGTCAATTTAACAATGCAGAAAAAGAAGTTAAGCATCATACTGATTATACTGACCAAACTTTAGCATGGACTAAAGTTCCAGTTACTTATTCGTATGTTGAAACTATATTTGCAATGGGTGAAACTCCCTACAACTCAGAGGAATTGTTCAAGAAGAAATCGAAGCTAATGAATCTTTATCTAAATCAGGGTTTGGGTGCAGGTGGAATGGACCGTGGTCCAATTGTAAAAGAGTGGGTATTAGATCAATTTCCAAATAAAGGCATTATGGTCCATGGAAAATGGCAAGAACCATACTGCGACCTAGATGAGTTCACATCTAAGGGGATGTCTGAGTTGATAGAAGAAATGGAAGAAACTAAATACACACTTATTATCCCGGTTAAGAAAGGATGGGTTACTTCTAAATTCTGGAAAATGTTACACTTTGGCATTCTTCCGTTTATGCATCCTACTTACGATACTCAAAAATCGATTCCAGTAGACGACTTCTTAAGAGTAGAAAGCCCAGCGGACTATAAGCGCAAAATTGAATACCTAGAAAGTAACCCGGATAAATATAAAGAACTATACGACTCAACGATGAAATTATTCAGAGAAAATTTTTATTCAGGTAAGAGTTTAATAACAGAAGTTTATAATTCGTTATATGAATCAATGGGACTTCCCAGAGATTACCAATTTCCAAAAGAACCGCTTAACATTGACATCAGTTCATTTAAGACGGTCAAAAAATTAACACCGTTATTTTAATATGAAAAAGAAATTAAATTTTGGCTCTATTATTCCACTTGTTGGTGGAAATATTCTTGGTTGTACGAAATCTGCTGGAGAAGATCCGTCGTTTCATTTAAGTTATAGTGCTTTTGCTAACAATGAAAAACATTTACGTGAATATCAACCCAATGTCCCATTCTATTACATAGATGAACAAGAAGTACCAGATTTAGGTGAAGTCGATTACGTAAATACGACATGTCCATGTGCCGGGCTTTCAATGCTAAGTACAGCAGTCAAAGGTATTGACGCACCACAGAATGATTGGCTGTACGAATCTGCTAATTACGTACTAAGCCAAGTCAAACCTAAAGTAATGTGGGGAGAAAACGCACCAGGATTATTTACGGGTCTAGGTAAAGAAGTTGCTCAGAAGCTTATCGCAATAGGTAAAGAACATGGATATTCTTTCTCTATGATTAAGACGAACACTCAGCTTCATGGCATACCACAAAGACGGTACAGAACATTCTACTTTTTCTGGAATACTCCAACTGTTCCAATTTTAAATTGGAAGAAAAAGAGCCATGGTACATTATTAGAATACCTTGCAGAAATTCCTGAAGATGCAACACATCAAGACTGGCATATAATTGAAAAGTCTTTGACAGATTATTACTTACCGTATCAATTCGTTCTTGATAAGTTAGGATTAACACATCCACAATACGCTAAAGAATATGCTGGGACGAGTATTGCTAAATACATTCACGATAACAACTTAGTTGACGAATGTATAGAATGGCTTGATGCTAATCATCCTGGTGCTAGGAAATCGGATATGAAAGGTAAACAGACTTTCGAACATTCTTTGAGAAGGGAGCAAGCTAAAACGGCTGAAGGTAAAGGTTTCTGGGATTCGTCACCAAGATTCTACGGTGAGATTTTTGGACCAGTTATCAAAAGAAACATGAAGAGTGGCGGCCATCCAGTTGAGAACAGATTCTTGAACGTAAGAGAAGCACTTCACTTGATGGGAATGCCACATGACTTTCAAGTTGAAGGACAGCGTGCACTAAACCACATTGCACAGAATGTACCAGTAAATACCGCAGCTGATTGGGCTGACGAAGTTACTAAGTTTATTAATGGTGAATTGAAAATGTCAGATAAGTCATTCTTAAAGCAAGATAATTGCGCTAGGAAAAATATAGATGATTATTCATACGAACCACAACCAATCTACAGAGTAGAAAGTGTAATTACTTTAGATGAAGCATTCATGGAAAGAGAGAAAGCTGCAAGAAAGAATATTGAAGAACTTTTTGCCAGACCTAAACCAGAATATAGAGTTGAAAGTTTAATCAAACCAGGTAAGACATTCACTACACGATTATCTATCATACGAAAGAACATAGACGAACGTATTTCTGAAAGTAAAAAAGAATATAGAGTACAGAGTCTAATTTAATCAAAACTATCTTATACATCTTTAATATAACAATAAATTTAACACTAACAATATAATGAAAATAGATTTAGCAGAAATTAACGGGCACGAATTTTCGAGCTTTATTAAGAAACTTTTACCAATTGATAAATTTATATTTATGAAGGTCGGTAAAACGAACACTTTATCATCAGTGTATTTACCTGAACGAGATGCAGTAAAATTAGTAACTGTTAAAACTGAAGATCTTTTTGGTGTTGGCGTTATTGAAAACCCTGTAAAGGTTTCCTTCTATAACGGAACGAAAGTAAATGATGCCTTAGCACATTTTGGTGCATCAATTTATGGGAGTATAAATTCTGATGAAGTAGATGGAGAAAATATGGCAAGTGATTTTATGATTGGAAGTAATGATCTAAAGATTAACCTAGCATGTGCAGATCCTAGCTTGTCATTTATGGAAATGACAAAGGATGAAATGGTAAGAGCATTCAGTACAGATGATTCTATCTTTGAGTTTGATTTATTAACAACTCATGTTGAGAGAATGAAGTCATTATTCAGTCTTGATAAAGAAGAAGAAATCTTCACACTCTATATAGGTGAAAGAGGAGTAAGTGTTAAAGGTACATCATACGATGCAATCCTTTCTCAGAACTACGAAGGATCAGGAGGAGAAGGATCAAAGGTTACAGTCTACAAAAAATACCTTCAACTTCTTGACAAGGAAAACTACAGAGTTCTTGTTTGTGAAAACAAATTAGTCTTTAAATCTTTGGATACGAATACACAACTTACTGTTGCCGTTGCTATTACTGACGAATAAGAATTCATATCATATCAATTTAAGACACTCGCTTGGCCGAGTGTTTTTTATGCCTAAACAAATCTAGGAAAAGCTAATATAAAATATATGATAATTGACTTAAATTCTAAACAACATGAGTGAAGATCTTGGAGCATTAGCCCTACAGAAACTTGAAGAAGTACAGAAAGAGGCTAGAAAATATTACTCATACGAACAAGCCGTCAAACTCACTCTTAATAGCATCTACGGGGCTTTTGGTAATGAGCATTTTTTTTTTTACAACGTAGATATAGCAGAAACTATAACACTTCAAGGTAAAGATGCAATTCTTTATAGTGAGGAACTAATCAACAAATACTTTACACATTATTGGCATAACGATACTATAGCACATGAAGCTATGGGAGTCAAAGTCAAAGTTAAAGTTAAAGATCCTGTTGGGATCTATATTGATACGGATTCTATTGTTGGAAATTCAACAATCAGATTAAGTGATGGCAGGGAAATTTCAGTAAAAGATCTATATAATGAAGGAGTAGAGGATATGGGATCTACTTTAAACGGCCACGAATCAGTATCGTGTAAAACTGGAGTACTAAACTGGTCCAAAGAAAAAGAACTTTATTACGTACCAGTAGCAAGAGTTATAAGACATAAAGTTTCAAAGAAGAAGTGGAAGCTTAAGACTAAGTCGGGTAAAGAAATCATTGTAACAAATGATCACTCTATGATAGTATTTAGAGACGGTATACAGCTTGAAATTAAACCAAGCAATATATCGTATACTGATAAAATACTAACTATTCTAAAGAGATCCGAACTACTAAACGAAGAATATACTATAGAAGAAATTGATACGATAGAATGTATCGGAGATTTTGATGATGAATATGTATATGACATTGAAGTAGATGATGATACGCACACATTTATAGCAAATGATATACTTGTTCATAATTCAATCTATATGAAATTCGAAGAAGTAATTGAAAGCACAGATTGGGAAGGTGACGAAAAGACATTCATTCTAAAGCTATACAATGCTAGGTTAAAGGGATTTATCGAAAAGATAATGCAAAAATATGCAGACGATAATAATGCGGAGAACTTCTTGAGTTTTGAACTAGAATCAATTGCGAAGAATGCAATATGGTTAGCCAAGAAAAATTATATGCAGAATATAGTTTGGCATGATCCTGATCTCCACTACGATGAATTGACTAAAATTAGTGCAAAGGGATTTGATATCATTAAAGGTTCGGCTCCGTTATTCGCTCGTGAGAAACTGAAAACTCTAATTACTTTTATATTCTCAAAGCCGAAGTTCCAAATGAAAGAGTTTGCTGAAATTCTTAAAGAAATGAAGAGGGAGTTCAAATTAGCAAACATAGATCATATCTGTATGTCAAAGAATGTAAACAATTACCAAAAATACATTCTTAATGACTACGAAGAATTTGAATTTGGTTTAAGATGTCCAATGGGTGTAAGAGCAGCTGGGTATCACAATTACCTTCTTAATAATTCTGAGCATAAGAAGAAATATCAATGTGTAGGTAATGGTGAAAAGCTAAAGATATATCATAGTACCGATAAAGCATGTGACATATTTGCTTACGCGCCAGGTGACTACCCATACGAAATTGCACCACCTATCGATTACGATGTACAGTTTGAAAAGACAATTCTGGATCCAATCAATAGAGTTCTCAAGGCTATGAGTTATAAGGGATTTAACCGCAATTTGATTTATGTGACTGGAGTATTTTAAGAACAGATGATAAGACCAGCTTTTAGCGAACATAAGTCAAAGTTATTTGTTCTTATAGTTGCTTTGTTTACAACTATTGGCCTTCCACTTATTATACAAGATTTATATAGCTTGTCAAGCGCTTGGAATACAATGTGGCACCCCCTTTTTTATACTTTCGAATGCTATCATTTCATATTACATGTACTCAGCTCAAAAATGGAAGATCTCTGCTCTACTATTACTAGCATTAACAGCATTCTCTATTGAAATGTATAGAGATGTACATTATTTCGTTGCAGTATTATTCTTCTTAAGTTGTGTTAGACCAATCATATTAAATAAAAAACTACGCGTATATTCAATACCATACATACTATCACTATTCTTATTTGTATGGAACATTATGATAGCAGAAATAATTTCAATTTTAGTACTACTACTATATCATGGTCATTTGCTTTACTTAGCGTGGTCAATAAATAATAAAAGGCATCGGCGATGAGATTACTATTTTTATTTTTACTGGTTCCAATGTTATCATTTAGCCAATGTATCGTAACTGACAATGTTGTAGTTACACCTCTTCCGATTAGCGGAACTTATCAACCTGGACAGACTATAACGTTCACTTATACGATTACAGATTATAATGGCCTTTCAGTTAACTGGCTTCACGGTATTGTTCCTACTTTGGGTTCAGGTTGGAACGTAGGATCATTAGCACCAACAGGAATACCTACAAATGCAACTGGAAGTGGAGAATGGATCTGGGTTACTAATGTTACTTCATCTGCAACTGAGAATACAGTTGCTGGACCTGGATGGTTTTACGATACACCAAGTGGTGGTCCTCCTTTAGATGGAGATCCTGGAAATAATTGGGGCGATGGATTAACTGGTCCTTGGACCTTCCAATGGGAGATTACTGTCGGAGATTGTCCACCTAATGCAAATGGAGATGATCTAAGTGTTATTATAGAAAACTACGCAGATGGGGAGACTGGAAGCTGGATAAATTTAGACTGTCAGATGGATCCTAATGAAACTTTCTTAGCAACTGTTGAATGCTGTGTACCAGTTTTAACTCCACCGATCTTTCACAATTGATATATACTCTAAACAACTATTCTATATGAAATTAATTTATCAACCTCAGAGTTTAATTGACCGCGCATTGGCTCATGCCTTTATAACTAAGGCAGAATCAAAGTCTAAAGATGCAAAAGCCGCAGCTGAAGAGCAAGCAGAGGAAACATCAGCTAACTGGCCAGAAGGCAATGGATTCGGTTCATCTGATTTCACATACGAACTCAAAGGATTTTTAAATATGATGGGGAAGAAAACTGAATTTAAGAATGGTCGCCTCGTATTAGTTAAAGAATCTATCAATGAGCTTAAATCATTCGAAGAATTTATCAAAGAATCTTTAACTGAAGATGCCAAACTTGTAAACGAAGGACGTGCCAGATTTTGGATCGAGACTTGGTACGATGGTGGAAAAACTCAATTCTTAGGTTCAGACGGAACTGGCTATACAACAAAGATGCCAACAGATAAAGATTTTGATCAACGAGAAGTACATATCAGAAGTCTTGTAAAAATCAAACCATTCCTAAAGGGTAGTGTGATATTTAAAGTTACTAATTCTGATGGTAAGGTTTTAAAAACAAAAGAAGTAACGATATGATTTCCTTTAATGAATTTATAAACGAAATGGCCGTTTCGTGGGATAATATGAAATTCCAAGTTTCTATCAATGACCAAAATGGTATGACTGTTTCATTTATTCCTGATGGTAAAACATTAGATGCTGCATCAAAAGATATCCTGGCTGAACGTATACACGATAGATTAATACATTCTATGCCAATCTTAGCACAAGCTTTGGAATATGATTCAAGAGCATCAGGTGCAGGGATCGTATTCAAATTTGATAAGCACAACTACGCAGAAAGTCTAACGAGATCACTCAAGTCTAACTATAAAAAGCCAAAGTAATGAAAAACATACTTCTAATAATAGCATTTACAGTAATTGCGTCTTTCATTTCGACTGATGTATTTTCACAAGCACTTCCATGTCCACACTTTATATGTGAATTGGATCCAAATTTAACTACTTACGCCGTAGCAAACACTCCAGGCTCTACGTATTTGTGGACCGTAATTGGCGGTCTTATAGCTTCTGGTAACGGTAGTAGCAGTATCGAAGTTGATTGGTCAGCAGTTGTTCCTGGAATTTACGAAGTTGAAATAATTGAAACAGATGCAAATGGCTGTGATGGTGACCCGGTACTCTGCGATGTTACGATCAACCCAACTCCGATCACAGGTGTAATAACTCATGACTAATGTTCAAGTGGCTAATTGTATTTCTGTTCTTTCCTCTTTGGGCATCTGGCCAATTTTTTCATCAAATACCAGACTGCTATAATGATATAGAACCTGTTCAGTATAACATTGAACAAAATCCAGTTTTAGAATATTCTTACGAAATTGTTGGTGGTACAATATTATCAACTGATGAAGGCGGAGTTTTAGTTGACTGGCTTTCAGCCGGCCAGCTTATCGTAATCAGTACTAGCGATTTAGGATGTGCTTCTAATTCAACATTGATCATGGAATTAATTCCATGCAATGAAACTACATTCTATGTACCTAACACGTTTACTCCGAATAATGATCTTATAAATGACAGCTTCACCCCTAAAGGTACTAACTACAAGTATTATGAAATGTCGGTTTACAACCGCTGGGGAGAGCAAGTTTACTTCACTCGTAGCATTATGAATGGATGGGATGGTACATTCAAAGGTAGATTATGTCCTAGTGATGTGTATGTCTATCTAATTGTCTACCTAGATTACAAGAATTACTATCAACCAATTAGTGGCAAGTTAATCCTTATGAGGTAAACAAAGTACCCAACTTTCCATATAAAACAAAAACTACTTATATGGCAGGTAAACAATACTCCTTCACCGAATTGAATAAAGAGATGAACAAAATCTCTGAATATGGTGATACAATGGATAAGTCAACTATTTCAGAAATTGACCACTACATCCCAACAGGCAATTATATGTTAAATATGTGTTTGACTGGATCCTTATTTAAAGGCTATCCAAACAACAGAGCCGTGGCTCTCGCTGGCATTTCAGGAGCTGGCAAAACCTTTTTGACACTTAATGGTGTTAGAGAAGCACAGCAAATGGGTTACAGTGTAGTATATTATGACTCAGAAAACGCAGTAGATAGGACCCTTGTTGAAAAGTTTGGAATTGACACAAAGTTATTCAGATACGAACCGTGTAATACTGTTCAGGAATTTAGAACTTCTGTAACTGCTATTACTGATGTTCTAATTGAACAGAAGAATAAGGGCATTGAACTACCAAAGATCATGATTATTTTAGATTCAGCTGGTAACTTAGCAACCCAGAAAGAAATTGATGATGCTAAATCCGGAAGTAATAAAGCAGATATGACAAGAGCAAAGCTTCTGAAATCAACATTTAGAATTCTAATGACCAAACTCGGAATTTGTAAGATTCCTCTCATATTCACAAATCATACTTATATGACTACTGATTTATTTGCTAAGCAGGTCGGAGGAGGAGGCTGTCTTGTTCCTGGGTCTCTAGTTCTAATGGCAGATGACACATATTCAAAAATAGAGAATATCAACGATGGTGATTTAGTTAAGACATTATCTGGAGATAAGAAAATTGAAAAGACATGGACCTTTGATAAACCTACTTTTAATGTAGAATTTGAAGATGGTAGTGAACTTACATGTTCAGAAGATCACAGATTCTTTATTGGCAATGCTGATGATGATCCGTTGGATGATAACAACTGGGTTTTTGTAAAAGATCTAAACAAAGGTTCAGAAATATCTCAATATTGAGAGGTTAGTAGTGGAGGGATCCCTCCACCACCGATATATAATCTAAACATCTTAATATGAGTCATTCTTCCTCACGACATATAAATTCTACACGTACTATAAAAGAGTTTAAAATTGTTTTACATGAATGTTTTAAAAACGTTAACTTACAGAATTCTGCTTTTATTGAGGATTTATTTTTATATATGTCTAAACTACAAATTAAAGGTCATGTTCATTTTATAGATACATGTTCTGCTTATTTTAAAACTAGACGAAATGGGAAGGGTGTATCTAAAATATCTAAAGACTATTGGTTATCTATGGGATGGTCTCTCGATGAAGCAATTAGATTTGTATCTGATCTTCAGAAGAAACGATCGCACTTTAATATAGATTATTGGTTAAACAAGGGGCTTACTCTCGAAAGGGCTAAATTAGAAGTCAATCGAGTACAATCATATAATTCTAATAAGAGATATGAAAAATATACAAAGGCAGAGATATCCGAGCAGTCGGTATGGTCTAAGAAGCATTGGCTAAATAAAGGTTTATCAGAAAAAGAAGCGGATTATGAAGTGAGTAAACGCAACTATAGCAAACGAGAATTTTGGAGTAGTGATTCTGAGTACGAAGAAATAAAAAAAATCATAGGCAAAAAAACTTCAGACTTTATAAAAGAAAATCCAGAATTATATAGCTCTTTTTTTGGATCGGTTTCAAAGGAAGAGATAGAATTTTTTAAATACACCAAGTTAAAAATTCCAGGCATATTGCATAAACAGTTCATAGTTAATGTAAAAAAATCAAAAGAGTTAAATCCGGGTATTGTCAAATACGATGGGTATATTAAGACCAGCCTTGGTATAATATTGATTGAATACGATGGCTTATATTGGCATAACCAAACCTATGATGAAATAAAAGACTCTGTTACGCTTGGCATACGAGATGATATTCTAGGAATACTACGAATCTCATGCAAACAATACAAAACTAATAAGAAAAACATTATAAAATTAATTAATCATGGAATTGAAAAAATTAAAAGTAAAGAAAGTAACAGAATTAAAATCTACTAAAGTACACGATTTAACTGTAGCAGATGTTCAGCATTATATAACTAACAACGGAGTAATACATCATAACTCTGGACCTGAGTATGCAGCATCTATTATATTATTTCTAGGTAAAGCTAAATTGAAAGATAAAGCTGAAGGCGATGGTAAAGAACAAACTGGAATTATAGTTGCAGCTCGACCTAATAAGAATAGATTTGCAAAACCAAAAACAGTAAAATTCCACATTTCCTTTAACAAGGGTATGAATCCTTATGTAGGGTTAGAAGAGTATATCAACTGGGAGAACTGTAAAATTGGAAGAGGTAAATTTCTAACTCCCAATGACTACAAAAAACTTACTGAAGCAGGAAAAGAAGAATGTATAGAACATATTTATACTGAAGATAGTACATCAAAGACATTATATTTCCAGGCTAAAGAAACATCCCGTCAAATATGCGTAGCTCATTTGAATTGCATGGTTCCTACTAACGAATTGTTCACGTCTAGGGTTATAACTCGAGATGTTTTAGAATTGCTAGAACCGATTATTGCAAAAGATTTTAATTATGGGACAGACGAACTTAGCCAAGAGGACTTCAGTGATATGTTAGAAGATGGTGTCGAAACAGATTAACAAAGACAAGCTAAAAGTAAAATACGTCATTGGTAGTTATGCAGTACTACCAAAGTACCCAGACGCTGGTGACGTATTCTATGAATTTTTTACGAACTATTGCTCGCGTAAAGGCGATAGGCGTATTAAGTTCACAACCTCTTCTATTGAGAAAAAATATCCAACGATGTCCAAAGAACGAATGGAGCACATTATCGAATATTTGGTTATGCATGAACTGATAGAAGAGGTTAGTCAAGCAGCAGCTTATACTACGTACAAGATTATAAAAAATCCTTACGAGTAAACATTTACACTTATTAATGTATAACTATTAAAAATATATGAACACACCAGTAGATCACGAAAAAGCATTCTTTAATTTCTTTTTAGCTAAACCTTCTTATCTTAGGTCACTTAATAAGAATTTCTTTGCTAATCCTGACATTGATGTTTTAGCTCAGGTCGCAAAGGAATTTTACATTAAGTATAGTGAAGCACCGTCCGTGGACCAGATGAAAGCTCTAACTAAAGATTTAAGACAAGAAATTTCAGATGATATTACTAATTCTATCTACAGTATTAACATTGCGGAGTATGAAAAGGAATGGTTAAAGAGAACTGCAGAGGCATGGATCAAATGGAGACACTTTGATAAGAAACTAATTAAGACTATCGAATTTGTAAAAACTCAAAATGTATCACCTGAAAACGTGGAAGATGTTGTAAACAGAGCCATCACTATGATAGCAGATGAAGCTTCTATAAATTTTGATGCAGATTTAGGAATAGACTTCTTTAATGCAGATAGCCACCGCCAAAGGAAAACTAAAAAGATAGAGACTGGGTGGTCATTTGTAGATAGAATTTCAAACGGTGGTTATGATCCAAAAACCCTAATAATTTACGCCGGGGAGCAAGGGGTTGGGAAAAGCATTTGGCTTGCTAACGACGCTGCTAACTTTGTACGCATGGGACATAATGTAGTATTCATTACTGCAGAAATGTCTCAAGAGAAAGTATTAAAAAGAATTGGTTCTAATCTTTTAAACATTCCAATGAGTGAATATGATGAAAAGTCAGCCAACCGAGATCTAATTAAACGGAGACTTGATATTGTCTCAAGAGGTATACTTCCACCTGGAAGATTATTCATTAAGGAATATCCTACAAGTAATGCATCAGTATTAGATATAGAAGCATACTTGAAAACATTAGAAGAAACTCAAGATCATAAAGTAAATGTACTTATTGTTGATTATATTAACATCCTAGCTAATTATAGAAATCCAAACACTGAGAATACATACATGAAGATCAAGCAAATCGCAGAAGATCTACGTGCACTCGCAGTAAAGCGCAATCTATTAATTATCTCAGGGACGCAGCTAAATCGTGGGGCTTGGGATTCTACAGAAATTAAGATGGAGAATATCGCAGAGTCAGCAGGCTTGGCACACACCGCAGATGTAATGTATGCACTTATACAAGATGCAAGTATGCATGTCAATAGAGAATATTGGCTTAAAGTATTAAAGATAAGAGATGGACACGGAAAGGGTTCAAGATGCAGATTTAATATTGATTACGAACATATGAGATTAACCGAAACTGAAGATATAACACACTAATCATAATGGCAATAGACAAAATATTTAATAACACCTATGGCGAACAAGAGTTCGATAACAGTACGATGTCATTTAAGGTAGAAGCTTCATACGAAGATACTACTGATCCAGAAGATAAAATACATTATGAGATATTAATGGATCAGGTTGACTCCTTAATTAAAAAGAGCGAGTTTAAAAATCTAAGTAAAGTAACACATGCTGGTGTAACTAAGAAATTGAATAAAGTTCAGATTAACCAAGTCTTCTTCTTTATTATTAGTAAGATCGGTAAAAATTATAAACGAGTTGAGTTATTCGGTGCACTATCAGATTACTTCGATGTATTTCCGAATAAGTTCTACAGTTCACTCTCAAACAAATTTAAGGATGAACTGATCCAAGAATTAGATTCTAAGTATGACATTATCGCAAAGAAAAATATAAGAAAATTGTTCTAAGATGGCTAAGCGCATATGGATGGTCTCGGATTCGCATTTATTTCATAATGTATCAATATATACATTATGGGATATACATTTAAGGATATTAGGAACATTATAATTAAATCTAACGGTAGACCATATTCTTTAAATTCTAAAGTATATACTGACATTGTTAAGACTTGGATTTTAGAAAATATAATTGGAAACTCTACTATAAACGGTAAACTTTGGTGTATTGCACATCATTTAGAATACGTTCCAACATGTGCAAATGTTAAATGTAATAAGTACACTAGGTATCATAATAAATTTAAAGAGGGTTTTAGAAAATTTTGTGGAGATCCAAGCTGCAGTGCTAATCATAAAGAAACGAAAGAAAAATATAAGAAAACTTCATTGAAAAACTGGGGTACTGAAAATCCATTAGAAAATAAAGATTTCCGGGAAAGATGCAAGTCTATAGTAGAAGCAAAATACGGTAGTAAGTATGCAATGCAATCTAAAGCATGTAAAGAAAAATATAAGAAAACTTCATTGAAAAACTGGGGTGCTGAAAATCCACTACAGAATAATGAAATTAGAAAGCACTGTAGAAATACATTGCTTAAAAATTATGGAGTCGATGTTCCAGCCAAAAATATTCATATCATGAAAAAAATTATGAATAGTAGGAAAATTAGAACCATAGCGTTTAAAAATAGTGGCATATATTATCAAGGATCTTACGAATTGCATTTTTTAGAATTAATGGAACAGCATAATATGTTAGCATTAGTAAGTAATGGTTTGAGTTTTAAATACGATTATTTAGATAAGGTAGATAGACTCTATGTTTCAGATTTTTTCATCAGTAATTTGAATGAAGTGATAGAAATAAAGTCTAAGTGGACATACAATAGAAGGGGATCTGATATGGTTTTAGAAAATCAAAATTTAGCAAAAATGGCAACTGTAATTAATGAAGGTAGGAATTTTAAGTTTCTAATTGGTAAGGTTAAAATTGAAGAGTATGTAATATCCTTAAATGTACATTATGCAAAGTAAAGATACAAAACGAATTTGGCTTTTAAGTGATACTCATTTAGGCTGTAGATCAAATTCAGTACTATGGTTAGGCATAATTGAAGATTACTTCTTTAATTTTTTTATACCGTTAGTTAAAGAGGAATACAAAGATGGTGATGTATTATTTCACCTAGGTGATGTTTTTGATAATCGTCAAAGTATTAACCTAGCAGCACAAGATTTGGGCATACGAGTATTTGAAGAATTGTCAAAGATATTCCCAGAGATACGAGTTATAGTTGGCAATCACGACATTATGAAAAAGAATAGCAACGACATTACGTCTGTTGACTGCTTAAAGTATATTCCGAATGTGAAGGTTCATAAAGAACCACATATCGAAAGATATGGCGATGTTAAATGTTTGCTGATGCCTTGGCGTAGAGATTCTGCACATGAGGCAGAATCATTAGCAGAAATTGATGAGGAGATAGACTATATGTTCTGTCATACAGAAACTCAAGGTGTTCAAGTTAGTCCTAGCACTAGGCATCTTCACGAAGGTGGTAATGATGTTCATATCTTCTCAAGATTTAAAAGAGTCTATAGTGGACATATTCATTATCGTCAGGAGAAAGAGAATTTCATTTTAGTTGGTAATCCATATCAGATGACACGTTCTGATAGAGGTAATAGAAAAGGAATCTATCTATTAGATCTTGAAAGTGGTGATCATACATTTTATGAAAATGATTACTCTCCAGAATTTGAAAGGTATTATATGCCAGATATTATGGAACGTACGATGGGTGAATTAGCAATAGAAATCAAAAACAATTTTGTAGATCTATTTATACCTTCAAATATTCTAGGTAAGTATGACATTAATGCTTTCATGGATCATTTGGATGGACTTGCTCACCAACTTGAACCAAGAGTATACGATGAAGAAAGTATGGCTCAAATTGAAGACGGGAGCATATCAGACTTTAAAGGTGAAATAGATTTGATGCAGATAGCAGAGGTTTATATTGATGGAATGAACATAGAAGAGGATCTGAAGCAGAAATTAGTTAAGTCTGTGATATTACTATATAAAGAAACATTAGCACCCTCACACGAAAATTAAGACATGAAGCTCCACTCGATAGAATTTAAGAACTTCGCAAGTTATGGCAATAGAGTCCAAAAAATAGACTTTGAAGATGTTGGCAATTTGTACTTAGTGCTAGGAGAAAATGGAGCTGGCAAATGTCTTGCAAAAGATACTTCCATTAAAGTTAGCATCGATGACCCAGTTCTTCGAAATCAGTTTTTAGAGTTTATTAAGAATAAGAAAGAATGTAAAATAGAAGTACATAAGTACTTTAAGCCAGACTCAAAAACAGAATGTAATATAGGTGATCTGTATGAGTTTAACATGCTTAATAATAGTGTAAGTGATGGAGCATTTGAAGTATGTACACGGCATGGTAAGAAAAAAGTCTTGGGCGTTGACATAACGGCGTACGATAGCATTCAGCACAAACTAACAACTGATACCGGCAAAACTATAGCAAGTTCGCCAGATCATCTGTTCTTTTTTAATGACTGGAAAAAAGCCAAACTATTTAAAGTCGGAGATTGTATAGAGACTGAAGATGGTATAGAGCATATAGTTGAAAATAAAATAATAGATGGTACTGCCGATCTATATGACATTGAAGTAGATGAAGTTAAAGAATTTTATGCAAACAGATTTGTTTCTCATAACTCGTCCCTTGCTAAAGTCATAACTTATCTCTGTTATGGTAAAACTGAAGGTGCAAATATTAAAGATTTACCTAACCGTGTTAATGGTAGTATGTGGGGTAGAGTCATTATGACTTGTAAGAACAACCGAGTTGAGATTGAGAGAGGTGTAAGTCCAAGTATATTCACAGTCAAAGTTAATGACGTTGAATATGATGTAGCAGGCAAGACTAATCTTCAAGACTTCTTAGAAACTGAAATATTCGATATTCCATACCATGTGTTTAAGAATGTAATTATATTATCTGTAAACGACTTTAAGTCATTTATTACAATGTCCACAAGCGACAAGAAGCAAATCGTTGATAGAATTTTTGGGTTCTCTGCTATTAACGAAATGAAAGAGCTTGTTAAGAATAAGAGGAAGTTAATAGTTGAAGACATTAAAGTATTTGAAGAAGAGATCAAAACGCTCACAGATTCTATTGAGTCTGTAAAGCTGAAGCTTGATGAATTTGAAAAAGCTACTAATGATAAAAATACTGCGGAGATAAAGACTCTGAAGACTAGACTATTTGAACTTAATGAAAATAAGAAAAAGCTAGTAACAGCAAATGAAAGGGTTAGATCTATGATCGTTTCATCTACAGAAGAAGCTAAACGCAAAGTTCAAAAGCAACAAGATATTAAGAACGATATTGCTTCTCACAACAGAGCATTAAAGTTATATGAAAACAATTCGTGTCCAACGTGCAATGCATCTTTAGAATCTGAATTTCACGAAAAAGAAGAAGATAAACACAAGTGTGCAATAGCCACACTTGGAACTAATCAAGAAACTATTAAAGCAGAAGTATTAATTGCTGAGGAAAATCTACAAACTGCAAGAGATAACAATAGAAAGATTATAACTCGTGCTGCTCAGCTTGATACTCAAATGGAACAGATTAAAACTGAGCTTATAAAGATATCAGAAAATAAAGGTCAAAATTCTATACATTTACGTGATCTAATTGATGACTTTGATGTTAAGAAAGAATCAAGCCTAAGTGGTAAAACTTCTATTGAAGGAAAGAATTATTACCTATCATTACTTGAAACTATTGTAGGTGAGGATGGTATTAAGAACCTAGCTGTCAAATCTATATTACCATCACTTAACAATCACGTAATGCTGATGGGTAAAGAGATGGGTATACCGTTTGGGGTAGTATTTGATGAGAAGTTTAATTGTGTACTCTATCATTTGGGCGAGGAGATAAATCCCAAGACACTATCAACAGGTGAGAAGAAGAAAGCAGATTTCGTAATTATTATGGCATTAATAAAAATGATAAAGACAAGATTCCCTGGATTGAATATTCTGTTTTTGGACGAAATATTTTCATCTATAGATTCTTCTGGCATATACCATATCATTAATATCCTTCATCAGACCATCAAAGAAGCTAAGATCAACACATTTGTAATAAATCATACAGTATTACCATCAGAATATTTTGATAAAAGACTTGAAATTAGCAAAGACTCCGGCTTTAGTGAATTTACTGTTGAAGACATTGGATAAATACTAAAAGGTAATTTATGTCAAGCTATAACGAGGAGTTCAATACAGACAACGTAATACTACGTTACATCTTAGTAGCAACACTTGCGGAGCTAAAAAACAAAGTCTATTTCTACAATCAAATAGATGAAGATACGAATGTAAAGATAAACTTGCCATTCTTACCGTCTATTACTGGAAACGAAAGAATGTTAATGGACTTATTTAAGTTCAATGCAGAGGAGGCTGGTAAAGCTATTGGTGATTACGAAGTAGTTCCACGTGGAATGTTACAGTTGACTGGGCTAAATGTAGATGCTGGGAGTCAGACTAATAAATATGTTCGTTCAGAATTTGTTAGAGAATATGATGGGCAACTTAAAACCTTTTCACTTCAAACTGCATATGTTCCAATTAATATGTCATTTGATGTAACAGTAATATGTTCAAATCAATTGGAGATGTTTAAAGTTACTGAAGCAATTATAAGTAAATTGTATAAGACTAGTTATTTTCAAGTAGATCTTGGTATGATGAGGATTGAAGGTTCACTTGAAGTACCTGAAGATTATGCCCAGAATAGACTATACGAATTTGGATTAAGTGATAAGAAAGAATTTGAAGTTACTTTCCCACTAGAAGTTAAATCATTTATGCCAGTATTTGAAGGTGGTATTCTATTAGCAGAGCTTATTACACTTATAAAAGATACTCCAGACAATCCTAACCGGGATGGTATTGGGATGTTAAGAGATGGTGAAATACGATTTGGTGGTGTAATTCAAAAGGCTATTTACACTGTTGATGACTTAAATAAGGCGCCAGGAATAGGAATATGGAGTAACTTAGAAACACCTCCAGATCCTGATAGTGTTCCATTTTTAGACGGTGAAGTAGATTCAGCTGTAGATCCACATGAAAATGATAAAAGTAAACAGTTCAGAAACGATGATACTGAATAAGAAACAAACTCATAATATGTCCTTGATATATAAACCAAATCAGTCACTTAATGAACAAGCTTAACGAAGGACAGACTCAAGTATATGCAGACGGGCATGTTGATCCACAGTATGGAGTCAATACCGGAGCGCCATATTTGAATAATCCACCACAACAACTTCTAGACATTGCCACCGAATTCTTTAAGAGCGGTAAGTCTGAAGCACAAGTATTAGCAATCTTAGTAGGGATGGGCACTAAACAACAACTTGCTCTTTCTGCAATTCAAGCATTAAGAGGGCGGGGGCCAATGACAGAAACACAACAAAAAAATCATACAAATATGAAATTCACACTCGTTGATCTATACGAAAATGTGGTGAACACAATCGATAAGCTTGAGACTTTATCTGCAGATAAGTCTAGAGTATCTTATTCAACTAAGCAAGCTAAAGATCTTCTTGAAAGCGCTTTAGGTATGTTCCCAGAAATGACTATTAACTCTAATATCATTGCTAAATTAACTACGGAAGAAATTGCGACTATAAAAAGTCAAGATGATCCAAGAGCAACTTGGCTAACTTTAGTAGATGAAAAAGTTACTCCAGTTTTAAAATACAATATCGCAAAGGCTATTCATAACACTTCTGCTATTCACGATTGGGTAAAGCCAATCAGTGAACTAAGAGGATATATTGATAATATGTATGCAACCCATACTTTTTCATTTAAAGTAAATGAAGCTGTATTAAGTATTGGAACTCGTAACAATCCGCTAGATGGCAAATTAGCTGTTGAATTAACAACACTTCTTAACGAAACTGAAGATGTAATTAAAGCTGGCTTTGAAAGCATAGCTGCTAAGAATCCTTGGTCAGCTGAGTGTAAAGCAATCCTCAACGAAATGAAAGCTGAAGCGCAAGGCGCAGACCAAGCAAGAGCAGTTGTTCTAAAAACATTTACACCAATCCTTACGGAAGGGACCACTGTGATTTTTAATCTTCACGGTTCAACCTTTGGATTTGATGGAACTGAAGTAACAGAAGCTAACGTTACCGATTCGCGATTCGGACAAGTAAGAGAAGGATTGGAAATGTTTAAACAATCAGGAAATTCATTAGTACTATTCGGTGAAGCTGAAAGCGCACTTAAAATTGACTTAACAGAAGGCACAATTGGTTTAGGTAAAATTGATCTATCTGAGAAAACATCCCAAGAAATTAAAGAATCATTACTTGCGAGTAAATTCTTTAGTGCACGTAACGCTTGGGAAGCAGATAAAGTTGCAGCTATGATAGAACATTTAGACATGGTCGCTGAAATGGACACAGCATTATCACTTACAAGTACAGAGTTCTTAAATGTGTATCTTACTATGTTAGCTGTTGAAAGTAACGGTGGAGTATGGATGCACAAGGTAAACCCAGCAATGAGTTTAAACGAAATGAAATTCTATCCAACTGCAACTAAAGCACTAAAAGAAGCTAAAGACTTTATTGGATATGATGCAACTTCATATCTATCTAAAAGTTTAATAGCAGAAGGTGAGGCTTCAGCAATCGTTGAACACAAACGAACTGTTATTGATAGCGAAATAAGCTTCTTAGAAGAAAAGAAAGAAGTTATTACTGCTGCTATTAAACGAATTGGTATAAGCGAAGAGCTAACTGAAGCACTTGGACTTGTCGAAGGAGCTCTATCTAAAAAAGAACAAGAACTTCAAGCAACATATATCGTTGAAAAAAAAACTAAGCGTGATTATCTAAACGATGGTTATGCGGAAGCTATAATGAGTATTGATAGTGGAGCGTTTAAAAAAGGCCAAGAGGTTATGGTAAATGCTGAAGAATATTCTTCATTGGGTGATGATGGTTTGATTGATGTAGTTGATGCAAATACTATGGAATCAGAATACATTGAAAGAGGAAAGCTTAAGGTTAAAATTTAAGTTGCATATTTATACATAATGAATTGGGCCGGGAAAGAACTTCTCGGCCTTTTTGCATATAACTAGTATATTAACATTAAACTTTAACAAAGATGGCACGTAAACGAAACTATCTAAATAACAAAGATCTTGTTGCTGAGATTATAGCATCTAAAGAGCAAGACGAACTAACGCCTAAGGCACTGAAAATGTTAATGATGTTGGCAGACAGATCTTCAAATAGATTACCGTATAATAATCCTGACGATAAGCAAGATTGCATAGCATGGGCTTATATGGATCTATATAAATATTGGAGGAACTTCAATCCTGAAAAAAGTACTAACGCTTTTTCATATTTCACAGAGATATGCAAACGTGGTTTTGCTAAAGGCTGGAATGCACTTCATCCAAAAAAGTACAAAGGAACTATTTCAATTAACGGTTCAGTTGATGGTGATGGGCTTTATTCATTTTAAACATGAGCATAAAAAAGGTTAAACCTACATCCAAATCGAAATTCAAGCAGGGGTATTACACTCCTAAGTTTATTACTAAGTATAACGGTGTTATGCCGATTATTTATAGGAGTAGCTGGGAACGTAAGTTCTGTCATTGGTGTGATCATAATGAAGATGTTATATCTTGGATGAGTGAACCTTTCTCTGTTAAGTACTTCGATATTCTCACTAAAAAATTCCGCAACTACTATCCTGATTTTTACATTAGAATGAAACGAGGGGAAGAGAATGGAGTTCCGATAATTCAGAACTATGCAATAGAAGTAAAGCCAAAGGCACAACTTAAAAAACCAAAAGAACCAAAGCGCAAGACTCCAAAAACTATGGCTAACTATAAGTGGATATACGAACAGTATGTCAAAAACTTATGTAAGAACGATGCACTACAGAAAGCTGGCAAATTGGCCAACTTCAAAGTAATGCTGATTACAGAAGATTCTAAAATATTCTAATGGCTGATAGTCTTAAGGAAAGCATATCTGACTATACGAAGGCAAACGGTGGAAAATCTGGCGCATCTAAAGCTAGCCAATCTCAACTTAACATCCTTGGTGACACTTATTCTGGAAGATTCCAGTACGGAAAGATGTATTCGTTTCGGTACTTTACACCTAAACCAATATCCTATGACTCCAATCCAATTGTAATAGGCCTAGGCCCAAGCACAGATGGAAACGAACTGGGTTTGAATTTGCATTATTTACCTTACGCTGTAAGGAAAACATTCCTAGATAGAATCTGGCAAAGTTATTCTAATGTGATAGAATCAAATCTTGCTTACTCAGGCAAGCCTAGAAATCAATCACCTCTCCCAGGATTTAATTGGAATAACTTAAAGAATGCTTATGGTAATCATATCAATTTAGAACACTGTGTTCATCAATATAAACTTGGACGAATACGAAATATGAGAATGTTAGGATACGAAGATTGGTATATCGCCGCTGCTAACGATGAAAATAGATTTGTCGGAAAAAGTATTAGTCAAGCTCAAGCGCTTTATTACAACACTGATATATAACTCAAGGAAGGAAACACATGGCTGGATTTACAAATAGAAAGGGACCTCTAACAGGAGGCAATCCTGTTACTAAGGCATTGAAAGATTTATCTAATCTAGGCATGGCTTACGATGACATGGTCATACGTAATTCACGCGCAGTCGGTTTTACTGAAAACCAATTCGGATATACGATGAATCCGATGGGTAATGATGCAGATGACATTTATTCACCGTTCGCGGCTATGTCATTAACTGATACAACACTTAAAAAGAATATCTCATTCTTTGATAAGCAATACGCTGAAAAGATAAAAAAATATAGAACATTTGCAGTTCAAGATGAGTTAGAAGAAATCTTAGATGTTTTGTGCGACGAAGCAATCGTATTTGATGAATCTAATTACTGTGGGTATGGTAACTTCAGTGGTCAAATTTCAAATGCAATAGAGGAAGAAATAGGAGATGTATACAATAATATATATAACTATTTTGGATTTAATGATGCACTAAGTATTTGGAACTACTTTAGAAAATGGTTAGTCGATGGTTATATTGCATTTGAGATTGTTTATAACGATGATCAAACAGAAGTAATCGGGTTTAAAGAATTAGATCCTCAGTCGTTAGTGCCAGGGATTGATACAACCACGGGAAAGAAACAGTGGACTCAATATCCTGGCGGAGGTGTAAAAGAAAAGCAACTGTGGGACTCTCAAGTAATCTATATATCTTATTCCCAAGTAAACTCACCACAAAGAACATCATATATTGAAAGACTAATTAGATCATTCAATATGTTGAGGATTATGGAACATACCAGAATTATCTGGGCTGTTACTAACGCATCCTTTAAAACCAAATTTGTAATACCAGTTGGTGGTAAATCTAAAACGAGAGCTAAGCAATCACTTGCATCTCTTATGAATAGTTACCGAGAAGTTGTTGACTTCGACTTCGATAGTGGTGAAATGAATACGAATGGAAATCCAATGATGCCATTCAATAAGGAATATTGGTTACCCTCTAAAGATGGCGAGCAACCTGAAATTGAAAACATTGGCGGTGACGGTCCAGATCTTGGCGATACAGAATCTTTATCATATTTCTCAGATAGATTAAAACTAGCTTCAAAAATTCCATTCTCTAGATTTGACAGAGAAGGTGGTTCTGTTTGGGACTTGGAAGCAAGTGGTATGATGAGAGATGAAATTAAATTTGCTAAATTTATTAACCGTTTACGATCAATCTTCCAGGAAATATTAGTTAAGCCGCTTTATATTCAAATGTGTCTTAATCATCCTGAACTTCAGAAGGATGTGTCTTTTAAATCTGGGCTTGGTTTAAATTGGGTAAAAGATAATGTATTCGAAGAATTAAAAGAAATGGAATTAATGACACTCCGAGTTGACTTTATCGGTAACGTTAAGACTCAATTGAGTGAAATGGATGCAGAAATGACAGAAATTCCATATTTCAGTTTGCCTTGGTTAGTGAAACGATACGGTGGATTTACTCAGGATGATCTAAAAGCTAACGCTAGATCAATGACACGAATTGATCTAGAGAAAGAAGGGTTTGCAGAACAGGACATAGAAAAGATACTGCTAGGAGCTAATAAAAAAGATTTTGAGGCCGAATCTGAACCTGACCCTATGGATGAATTTGAATAATTTTAGAATACGAACTAGCACAATCTAGTTTCAGAGAAGACTACATAATATATAAAACAAATAATAAACAAACATGGGAGTTAAGAACCTACTTATACTAGAAAGATCTACGGCGGATTTAGCCGCAACTACAAATTCTGACGGTAGTGTAATTTTAGAAGGTATATTCACAGAGCTCGGAGTTAAGAATAAGAATAACAGGATTTACGAAGTTGAGGAAGTGTTACCACACATCAAAGAACTACAAGCTAAAGTTAAGACAAAAAAGCTTCTAGGTGAACTTGATCATCCAAAAGACTTTGATATTAGTTTATCAAACGTATCTCATGTTATCGAAGAGTTAACTTACGATGAAGTGAAGAAACAAGTACGAGGTAGAATTCGACTTTTAAATACTACTAAAGGCAAGGAAGCAAAAGCACTTATCGAAGATGGTATTCCGCTTCACATTTCCTCAAGAGCAGCAGGAACAGTTGGTTCAGATAACCGAGTTAAAATCAAGAGATGGTTTACTTACGACTTAGTTGCAGATCCTGGATTTGAAAATGCAGAATTATCAAGAGTAAACGAGTCATATGGTTTTGACAATGACAATTTATTTATTTACGAAATAGACAAACCGATATATAAAATAGAAGAAACAAAATCAGAAGAAATGACTGGAGATGAAAAATATGTACTTGCTGAGGATTTTAATAAGTATACAGAATACTTAAAGGATAAAATCACAAAGTTAGAGGAAGCAGCAGCTACCGAAGATAATTCAAAATTAGAAAAACTTATTCAATATTCTAACACTATTGCCGAAAAGGTTAATGGGATTGTTGAAAGTATAGAAGGTCTTGATGAATCTCAAGAGAAGAATGTAACTTATTCTAATTACCTCGCAGAAAACTTAAGGCTGATTAAAGAATACACAGGATACCTTGGAGAAGAACTAGATTTAAGTATTCAATACACTGGACATGTAGCAGATAAAGCTGATAAAGGAATTCAGTATTCTGAGGAAGTTGCAGAGAAAGCTGACCAAGCAATACGATTTGGTAATTACCTTGCAGAAGGACTTAACAAAGGAATTTTATATGCTGAGCATCTTGGTGTAAAACTTGATGAAAGTATAGCATACGCTGAATACCTTAAAGAAGGAGTTCAACGAGGAATTAATTACGCTGAGTATATGGCTGAGCAGATCAACGAAGAATACGACAAAGCACTATTGGAAAAGAATGGTACTAAAGTTACAGCATTAACTGAATCTGTTCAATTTACAGAAAAAGCTGAAGAATATAAAAATTCATTGACTGAAAGTATTGATTCTTTAATTGCAAAGGCAGAAGCTAAGAACGTAAGTGAATTGGTGTTTTTAAACTTCTTAGGTGAAGGTAAGAAAAGAGAGTTCGAAGCACTAACGGAAGATGTTAAAGGTAGAGTAATCACTAAGATGAATGAATCTACGATTATGAGTTCTATTGATGCACATAACGTTTGGGAATCATGTTTCATGGTTGCAGAAAACAAACCAAGTGTTATTGATGATATGCCAGCGAAGTATCATGATAAATGGAATAAACTATCTGAAGCTAGAAAAACTCAAATTATCGCAGAATCTAATTTCTATCCTGTTGATACGTCATATCAAATTAATAACTTCTGGGCAACGCGCGATTTGAGAGATAAGCAAATGATAAGTGAAAAACTTAATGAAAATTCAACTGCAGTAGGTGGAGAGGTTAAAAACCAATATGCAATTTCTGCTGAACAAAGAGCTGATATTGTTAGCAAAATGAAATTTAGCTTAAATCGTTAATAATTCTTAACTATTTATACTTAAAGTGGATCTTAATCGATCCACTTTTTTTATGCTTTAGAAAAAAGGTCAATAAACCATTGATATATAATTCATAATCACAACTGTTAAGAAGCAAAAGACAGTAGGTTAAGAAAATAGCGAAAAAAATAAAAATTAAAATGTACGCTAATCAACTTATAAACGAGGCCGAGGTACAAAGTATTTGGGGACCGATTATTGAGGAGTCAACTGGAATTACTTCAAAGTCTAAGCTAGTTTGGATGTCAAAGTATTGCCATTATCACAACCTTAATGAAAGTGTCTACAATACTGTTCACCTTAACCCGAACATGAATGTTCCTGGAATGGGAGCAACACAATTTCCTGATCATCCAGGAACAATGAATAAGTTTACTGGCCAAACTCCCGGTTCAGGAGACAGACCTTTCTCACTACTTCCACTTGCTATGCAGGTTGCAGCACAGACAGTAGGACTTGATCTTGTACCAGTAGTACCAATGCAAGGACCTATGGGAGTTCTTACATATTTGGACTTTGTATACGCTGGTGGATCTGTTATGGCAGCAGCTGGAGGATTAAATTCTAAAGCAGCACCATTAATGATCAAGGCGCCATTAACACTTAACAGTGCACAGCCTGCTCTTGCAGCAGACCAAGTGTTTTACGCTCAGGCAGCTGACGGAACACAAGCATCATACAAGCTTACCTTTGTAGGTCTATCTCGTATTGATGGTTACCCAATCTTCAGAGTAGAAGGATGGACTGGAAGCGCATACGCACAAGGTGGTGAAAACGGATCGGAAGCAATCTACCAAGCAATTGTTGCTGGCGAAGATTTCTGGTTAGATGACCGATCACTTGTATCAGCCGGAACATGGGATGGTGGTGCAGAACTTGTAAAAGCTCTTGAAGATCATATTACTGGATTCTCTGGATCTGGATTTGAACTAAGTAGCCGTGGCGATGGATCTGTAGCATCAATTGACCCTTATGAAAGAGAAGTTGGTGAATCTACACCAGATAACCTTATTGGTCTATCATTGTTCAACAAATCAGTATCTGCTAAGACTTACCAAGTTGCAGCCGCTGTTACACGTGAGCAAGTCCAAGACCTTAAGCAATTTGGAATTGATGCAGTAGCTCAAGTTGAGGCAGTTCTTGTAAATGAACTTACTCAGGATATTAACAAACTGATTCTTGACAGAATCTTCAAACTAGGTTGTACTAACGCAGCTCAAATTGAAGCTGTTACTGGAACAGTTCTATCTGCAGCATTCAACACCGCAGTTGTTCCTGGAACAACAGCAATCACATTGGGCCAAGATAACACTGGAGCAGTAGTAACTGTTAATGCAGGAAACGTTACAGTTGGAGCAGGTGGTGAAACACAAGGAACATTGCAAAGAAGAATCCTTACAAAGGTTCTTGCTGCAACTAACCTTATTGGTACTCGTGGAAGACGTGGTCCAGCTGACTTCGCCGTAACTGGTGGAAAAATGGCAACTGCTATCCAAGATGTATCTGGGTTTGTACCTTACCCACTATCAAATACTATTAACCAAGCAGGTGGATCACTTTATCCAATTGGCGCAGTAAGTGGAGTTACTATCTATGTTGATCCAAACAGAGACTTCAATGATACACGTATCGCTGTTGGACGTAAAGGTGACGGAAATTCACCAGGATTGGTATTCATGCCGTATCTAATGGCTGAGTCTGTAGAGACTATCGCTGAAGGTACAATGGCACCGAAGATTGCGATTAAATCACGATTTGCATTGGTTGAAGCTGGGTTCCATCCTCAGACTATGTATTACACTATGGACTTTAAACTCACTAATGTAGACATTATCTAATCGTAGGATTAAATAATTATCTAAAGAGGGTTCCTATTATAGGAACCCTCTTTTTTTGTTTCAATATATAATACAACAACAATAACTCAACTATGAGCAGATTACTAAACTTCGAGACCTTTACTATAATTTCAGAATCAAATGAACATTACTCTAATGAGTTAGATTCATTAACTGAAAGACTTATTGATGCAATTACAAGTCCACTTAAGTACCGTAAAGTAAAGGCTGCTGGGAAGAAACTGCAAAAGGCACTCGCTACTAAGGCGATGGTCGATGTTGACTTTATAAAGAAAAGCAAAGGGCTTCCAGTTGAAAAGAAGAATCTTGTTAAAGCTGCCGGCGATGCAAAAAAAGCAGCATACGATGAAACTATAAGTGCATTAAATCAATCAATCGATGATGCTGCAACTACGGATGGCCTAAAAGCAATGGCAGCAGTTACTAAAACTACTGCAAGGTTATCAGCTGCAGAAGTTACATTAAAGGGTGCAAGTAAGGCAGAGGCAAAAGCAATTAATAAACAA